TTCTATCGCCTCTGAGGAACACTACTGGTTCTTGCTTTCCATCCTGCACTGCTTGCTCCATGAAGTTATACAATCCAGTAAAAGTCTTACGTCTCTTTACTTCGATGGACAGTGGGATAGATTTACGTGCATGTGGTGATAGAACTATATCTTCCCCATTGACCCCCATGATTTGTGACTTAACATCATCAGGGTGCAAATCAGGAAAAGCCTTCAAGAGCTTATCTCTTACCTCTTGTTGGCCAGTTCTTCCTTTTGCTTTCGCTGTTCTGGAGGTTCCCATATTTCACCATCATGTCTACGGAGCCACAACAAGCGAGCATTCTCGATCACTCGATTAACATCCCCGCCGTATGCCTCTACTGTTTTCTTCCAAAGCTCTTCTTCGGTCTCTGCTCCTTTGAGGATTTTCTCAGCTTTCTTTGGCCCTACTCTGAAGAGGCCAATGATATTATCTGCTGCGTCCCCTGTTAAGATTTGAGTGTAGAAGAATGTTAAACCTTCAAAGTCTTTCACGAACTTCCACTCACCTCGATTGAAGTTAAAGTGTGCTGCTGCCAACTGTAACATATCCTTGTCTGCAGAGGCTATGACACACTTCCTGCCATACTCTGTAGCACCTTTAGCTATTAGGTCGTCAGCTTCTTCACCATCAGACACGATAGCGTTCCACTTACCCACCATATGCTCTCGGATATCGTTCAAGTGTAAGGGTTTTTCAACACTCTTACGGTTACCCTTGTACTCAGCAGTCTTGGCAATCTCATGCCTATAGTTTCCCTTACCAGTTAGGAACAGTTTGTAAGTTCTGTTACCTGTGTGGAAAGAGCATTCAGATAGAACATAGTCCATCATATCATCAGTAGCCTCTAATGCGTCCTCTACACCTTTATCTTTGGTGGCGAAGGCACAACGATAGGCTATGATGTCTCCATCAATTAAGATCATCTTTTACCATCTTTATAATGTCGTAATCTGCAAACACATCATCGAAACCCCAAGCGATACCTGCCTTTGTACAGGCGTACTCGAAGTCCTCTGAGGTTCGTATCTCTTGGACAAAGGTCATTGAACGTTCGTGGTCAAGGTAGTCTCGTTCACTGATTTCAATTTTAACTTTTGACATGGCTTCCCTCATAGTGAAAAGCCCCCCGAAGGGGGCTACTGTTTAGAACCCAGAGGCACTCTGAGTTTTCTCATAAGGCACATGTTCGATAACACCGATTTTAGACAATCGTGTACCTGCATAGTTACCTTCACCATAGAAGTCTAACTTGACACGGACTTTAGAACCGTTACCAACGTAACCATCCTCGATAAAGTCCCAGACACCAACCTGATCGTCACCATCTAGTTTGACAACTTCGGGTGGCCCACCAAGCTCCTCTACAGTGTTGTTCACGTTGTTACGTGAGACCTTTACATACTGACCGATGCCGTAACCCTCACCATCGTGCGGGTCTTTAACTGCCAGTTTTTTCCCACGAAGCTCAGCTTCACCTAGAAGCTTATTAAGTTCGTCATGGGTTTCGGGGTAGAACTCTGCGGTGTATTTACCACGAGGGTCAAACTTCGTGTCCATATCATCCGCGGTTAGACGCGCCCATTTAACGTAACCGTCCATTACGATTGTCTTCGACTTACGTTTAGCCATCTTATATCTCCTTTAGCTAAGATGTTGTTACCATATAGTAACCAGGTTATTGATGTCAAGTGCGACATTAGTGTATTTCTGAATAATTTTTACCGAAGCTGTAGTCTATGCCTAAGTCTACGTTAAGCTCTGCTACTTCATTAGTTACTTCGATAGCGGTTTTCATAATGTATTCAGTACGTTGCTCTTCTCCTTCCTTTACAAGTGCAATGATCTCGTCGTGAAACTGGCCTATAACTTTTATTCCACGATCCCTACAGTTTTTTACCCATGTGTCAAAGCAGAACACACCAGTAGACTGATTAAGAGTACTAAAGCGATCCTTCTCAAATCGCAGTGAGTGGTAGATACCTGAGACTGGGTTCAGTAGCCATGAGCTACCATTAACCTCACGTACCTTACAACTATCTGCAGCAGCTTGTATAGCCCAGTTACGATCCCAGAAAGCATCAAGCATACCCTGTGCTTCAACCTGTGGGATATTCATAGTGCGAGACAGTTTAGTAGAACCTACACCATATGTAGCCGAGTAATTTACAACCTTAAACTTCTTACGAAGAGCCTTGAGATCAATCTCGCCAGAGTTGTGCTTATCTATATCAGCTTGCCTAACCCTACCTGCGTGTCGAGCCAAGTCGAGGTGGGGGTCAAATCCCTCTTGTGACATCTGCTCGACGTAGTCAGGGTCATGCGGTTTCATGTAGTGACGCTTAGTTGTGTCTTCCAATGATACCATATCCGCACCACAGAGAATGTATCCATCAGGAGCAATAAGACAACCACGTATCTCTGCTCCCCAAGGTTTGTCAACTGCAGGAAGATTGACCAAGGGTCTAGCATGACGGAAACGCAGTGTGTTAGTAAACCCTGCAATAGTTGCTTTGACATATCCATTCTCCTCACTATCTACAAACGACTTGAATATACCAAGCCTGTGGTTGATAATGGTAAGCCCTTCGAGAACTTCCACAGCAGGGTCACGGTCACGTAGATCTAGTACTGACTCACATAGTTCCCCATCCTTCCTAATCTGCTCTACACGTCTCTCTTCCCCAGTGACTTTATCACGGTGATACTCGAACGTCTGTGGCTCCCACCCAAGTCCATACAACCAGTCTTTGACCTGTGTGATAGAGTTAGGGTTAGCTTCCACACGGCGTAACTCTACCTTAACCTTCTCTGTACTGTAAGGTAGGCACATATCATCCATCAGGGCCATCCAGTCATGCGCACGAGAGGATGGTGTACCGTCTTTCTTTTCCCACACAGCAGGACGCTTACGCTCACCCCAGATGATCTGCTCTGGCATAGAGTTCTTAAGCTGCTCCACCTTCTCTGCCTTCAGTTCTTCTAACTGTTGCAGGTGTGTACGAGCCTTGTCGATGTCTATACGCCAACCAAGGGACTCCTGCTCAAGCGCACACTCCATCTTAAACATCAAGTAAGTCATGCAAAGTTCATACTTAGTTTCATCCTTGTACAGCTTACGCATCTTGTAGTTTAGCTCACGCCATAAACGGTCGTTGATCTTAACATCCTCTTCGCAGCGATGACGATACTCTTCATAGGTTAAGCCTTCCCAGTCATCAACAACTGGCTTAGGTACACCATACTCAACACCGTAGCTCTCAAGGCCATGCTTACTGCGGCTGTGATTTAAGTACCAAGAGAGTGGTAGAGTGTCTATTACCGTCTGATGTTTAGCAGGTCTCCACCCTAGTATCTTCTGCAGAGCAGGAATGTCGTAGCGGATTATGTTATGCCCGATAAGGACTGGCGCAGACATAAGTATACCACGCATACGATCATAGTCGTCAGTGCTTTCCAGTGTACAACCACCATCCTGATTAACCTCACTCTTCCAAGACATTACGTGTATCTTGGTAGGGTTGAAGCCATCTGTTTCAATATCAAATATCATACTAGCTCCTATCCGCTAGGGTTAGTGTTACCCCTGCTTCAGTTTCGATCCAAACCTTAGCGCCACACGACAAAGGTTTATCAGGGCTATACACCACTTTACAGGGTCCGTCAATAAAAACTGAATCTGCGTACTGATTGGTTCTATAGTTCTTCACCGTAATCGGAGGTTCCATCTCTTGTACAGGCAGTTTGTTATTACGCCTTATGACGTGCTGATTTACATGAATCTTAGTCTTCATAGTTACTCCTCCTTTAAACAGAACTCACAGAAGTCCTCTTTAGCAGGACCACCGCAACTAACGCAAGGCCCTAAATCGTTTTCATAGCGAATGTGGTCTTCTATAAAGTCGTAGACTACGCCCATGTCCAGCTTCGCTGCTGCACAGTACAAAACTAACTTTAGACCTTCTTCTGCTAGAAGAGATCTTGTGTTACTATCAAAATGAAACTGATAAGTTGCACTACCATCCTCGTGCTCTTCTACAGTCTCTACGACAATCATTCCAGTCATACTAACCCCACTGTTCTGCCATAGCATCTGCGATGCCTTGATAAGTTTTACTACGGATACGCCACCGATCTTTAGAGGGTGGCAACCAATGCAACCTTTGTCTCTCTGCGTCAGACAGCTTCATCATTCCTTCCTTTACGTCATTGGTAGGCTTCAACTGAGGAAGACCTCTTAACCACAAACAAGTAGCCTTTGACTCCTTGTGACCAAACATCCAAGGCTGTACGACTTGAGACTGATGTCGCCCACCGATACGTTCCTTAGCATACTTGTGCATAATAGGGTTCTCTACACAAAGCTTGGGAACCCTGAGGTCAAGGAACATGTTGAAGAAGGCTGCAGCATCGTCAAGTTTAGCCCATCTTGACTCATCGCGGTGCAACCAACTGACACCAGAATTAGCCAAATAAGTGCAAGGAGGATGAGCGATGACCATATCCCAATCTTCAAATAATACTTCAGTAATATCGCCTTGATAGTGCGGACCATTTCCTTCTCCTTCTAATAGGTCACATGACATAGCGTCATGCCCCTTCTTTATAAATGCGTCTCGGACTGTGCCAGAGAACTCACACGCTACTAGAACTTTCATCCATCTTCCTCCAATATCTCATGTACCTGTCTTTCCATCTGGTGGACTGCACTTCGGGTAAACAGGCATCTATAAGTTCCTCTGTAACATCACCGTACATAAAGTACAAGAACTTTAATTTAGCTTTTATCTCCTCCCCATTCTTAGCATCACTGAGACTTGGTGTATTAGGCAGAGGGGGTCTCATGCCTAATAGAACCATGTTACATTCATACTGGTACATCTTTATACCTAACTTTAACTCACTCATTATGTATGCGTCTCTTGAAGTGTAAAGCTTTGAGGATCAAACAAAAGTGTACCTGCTGGCCCTTCCTCTGAACACGGACGGTTCTTCTCTACTCGCAAGTGAGTAGTGTTACGGTCGGTATCGTCCTCAGACATTTTGTCACGACTGAGGTCAATGATTACAGAGGCACGTTGCCCAATCATACGACAGTACTTTGGATCACCGTTCTCGTTAGTGTGTGCGATAGTTACAATACCAATGTTAAGTTCTGCAGCTAGTTTCGATAATCGTACTGACAGGTCAGCAAGTTGCTGCTCCTTTGACTCTTCACTTACGCCAACTACAGCATCTTGGATCGGTTCAAAGAAGACATACTTGCAGTCACAACCCTCTGCCAGATACCTGATCTGGTCAATGAAGTCGTCAGTCCCTGTACCATCAGGCATGTAGAACTGGTACAAGGTCTCATTCTTTGTGATCTCGCGGATAGCATCCTCTACTAGATCGTGTACACCAAGAGCTTCAATGATGTCCCTACGTGTCAGGTTCTGGTTGACGTGATAAGAGACTAGACCAAGTAGACTACGCAGTTTAGTTTCTTCTAGGTGCCACGATGCAAACGGAACATTACGTTGGATCATGTTGTACTCGAGGTAACGCATAACCTCAGTCTTACCGATACCTGTTGGTGCCTTAATCACAGTGAAGTGACCCTGCATCAAGCCCATGATCTTATCATCCAGTGCTTCGATACCAGTGGGGACATACGCATAGTTAGGGGCTTCTCTGAAGAGTTCTACAAACTGATCGGAGGTGTTGAGGATATTCTCTGGGGTGTACTTCTTGGCGTTCCACCACGCATTAGTATAGTCACGACCTGCATTGTCTTCTAGGAACTCGTTAGCGTCCTTGTACTTGTCGTGTGGCACACGATAGGTCTTATTGGGAAACATATTGAAGATCTTCTGAGCGATAGCGTTACCTGCTGCATCATTATCAATACTCAGGACGATCTTATCGAAGCTATCTAACCAAGGCTTACACTTCTCCCAGAGCCTCTTAGAGGGGGTAGCAGAAGGCAGTGATACCACTGGGTTAGTACCCCTCACGTTTAGCATTTGGTGCGCTGAGAGAGCGTCTAGTTCGCCCTCAGTGATGGTTACGGTACTAGCACTACCTGCAGGGAACAGGTTCATACCAAACAGCTCGTCTTGTGACAGCCCAGAGGCAGAGAAGGTCTTAGGCATTACACGGATTTTCTTACCGCCTGACGGATAAACATACTCTTGTTTAACAAGATTACCATTTGCATCACGGTAACTACGAACATCGTAGAATTCCATAGTCTTTACCTGAATACCCCTTAGAGGTAGGTATTCGTGAGGCTGAGTGGCAGTGGGATTATCGAAAGCCATGTTAGTATCTCCTTTAGGTCTCTTTAGTGGCTCGTGTTGATCGAAGAAGGACTGGGAGCAGACAAAGCAGTAGCCTACCCCCTTGTCTGTATTAAAGGCATACCCATCACTGCTACCACAATCAGTATCAGGGCAGGGTAAATGAGCTAGTTCTGGCATACTGTATCCTTCCAACCTTTGATACGGTGGTATTGACCTTCAGAGTAGCCATCGACATAGGCTCCCTTGATGTCATCCTTGCGGCTCATATATTTAGCAGCGCGTGGCATACAGTTAGCACCATCGTAGTACCCTGTGTCATAGGCACTCTCGCACTGGTCTTGATAAAGTGATTTTACTCTAGCCATAAGTTCCTCCTTAAGTAGCTACAAACTCCTTACCACACAAAAAAATCTCATGCAAGGGTTTTCTTTTATTTGAGGTGTAGTTATAATACTCTTACTAGAGTAATACAGGAGTACCGCTATAGAACATACTGACTACTGCCTTAAACAAAGAGTAGGTACTCTAGTAATACTATAGTAACACTAACTCACTGCCTGATATATAGTAAAGTAATAGCAGTTAGTCAGTGGTACTTAAGTACTACTCAAGTTCCCACGGAGGGGGACCAATTTCCACCGGGGGGCCAAGTAAATTCCCACCTAGGCCTCCAGTCAAGTTCCCACCCAGGGGGTCTGATCAAGTTCCCACGGAGGGGGTCTCTTGGCCCGGCTCTTAGCTTAGCCCCCGGCCAGGTCCCTGGCTAAGTTCTTGACCCGGCTCTTAGCTGTGTTCCTGGCTAGGTCTTTGGCTAAGTTCTTGGCTTAAATCTGTGCCTGGCTTTAAGGTTAGTTCTTAGCTTAGAAATATGATTAGGACAAAGAAAAGCCCCAAGCTACGATTGCAGCTTAGGGCTAAGATTAGCGCAAGTCTGAGAGGTTAACTCGGCCTACTCCTTGGCAAGCAGGACAGCGGCAACCTAACTCCGCAGCTTGGTCACAAAACGGACAATCGACTGAGCTAAAAGTCTCGTCTGGGAGCGGGGTTTCAGGTAAGTTTGCAGGAAAGAGTATGTCTAAGTTTTCCAAAGTGACAGCCTCTGGGCACTTAGTCCTGCGAACAAACCTTTGGTTACGCTTGCGGATAAGGCGCAAGATGCGCCCTATCTCATTTTCTTGG